ATACACAGTCCGGCATGCGTAAAGTTGTTTGTAGCAGTTATTGTGATATTTTTGGTAACTAAAGATTCATTTAACGTGGTAATCTTATCGTTCAAAACCTTACCTTGTCGTGCATCTAATGCGAATCCTTCTTCTGTTGTTGCTAGGTTGTTTGCAATATTAACAACCTTCTGTACTGCTTCAAGTGCTTCCTGTGTGGCATCTCGACATTCTTCTAATGCACTTTCTAAGCTTCCAGAATAGCTACTTGGAGGGAATGAGTTATCATTTAATGAATCTATATCTACATAAAAAATAAAACAAGCAGAGGATAAACGCTTGTTATTAGAATCATATATTTTCAGGTCCGCAATTACCTTACCTGGTGATTGAAGTTCGTTACCAACAATATTGTATGTGCATGATTTTTTATCGCTATTAACTATCGCTCTATTCTCTACACTTAATCCACTTGCTTGCGTGAATACGATTTTTACTGTATTACCTGTTAAATCAAAATCGCTAATATTAATATTAAAAGTGATATTATTATCACCTTGGCATAATTTTATATTAGTATCAACTGGTTGATTACGTTCGGTACTTAGTTCTATGTTATAGGGTTTCTGCACCTGATACCCTCCTTTCGAATTCTTCAAGTCTTAATGCAAATTCATCTATAGTCTTTTGCATGTCAGATATTAACTTTCTATTACTTTTATCTCTTTTAACAAGCTTATCGATGGTTTTAACATTACGGTTTCTATCTTCGATTAGAATCGATATAAGTTCCTCGTACCGTAATCCGTAACCATATCCGTTATCATGTTTATACTTTATAAAGCAAGCAAATTCTTGCGATGAAATTCCACACTTTTTTAGTGCTCGTTCTACATCTTGTGCTATTAATCCAGTGTGATATCGGTCACTCTCTCCTTTATTAAACTTATAACGCTTTGGTTTAAGGAGTGATAATAATTTTATATACCGATTATCTAAGTTCTCTATGTCGTGTTTTTCCTTTTTGTCACTGGTAGATATTGTAGAGTTAAAAGCATATAATGTGTTCCATTTACGGTTTGTACTGCCTAAATTCATACTACCGTCTCCAGAAGGCCCAAAAATATTACTACCAAACATTTTGACATAATATGAATTTTCTCCACCTGCAAAATAGATTTTATCATAGCAAAGATGGTAACTATTAGCATATACATCACCCGAATATACATCACCAAACGTGTAGTTAGGAGTACCGAGATTAAATATTCCTGATGAGCTGGGTCTTAGTGCTCCATTATCTAAATATAGGATTCGGTTTGATTCTGAAGACGGTTTTAGCGAAGAATGGATGTGTTTAATATGAGCATAATCCGAGTGAGTATGTTGTTTAGATGCAAATAGTTCATTCGCTTGAGTCTGGCTCAAATATCCGTCTCCTGCAATCGGTACCGTACCCGAAATTTTATCTAGGATTATATAATTATCATTGATATGTGCAAGCAGAACAGTGTCATTCAAAGATGGATTTGACATCTCAAGCCTTTTATACTTTTTCTCGCTTTCATTACTCTCTCCGTAAAAAGTTATCTTGTAATATCCATCTTCGAAAAGTGAAGTAACCGTAGCTAGTCGGAAACAACGTTCTTTCTCTTTTTCATTTTCTTTTATCAGCTCATCATCTAAAATAGAATCATTTGCTGTTTCATACATACTACTCACTAGATTGGCACCACCTTTTTACAATAATGTATCATGTCACCGCCTGGCCTTAAGTCCATACTCCATGCTTCTTCGATATACTTCGCTTGCACGTTTACATCTTTATTTTTTACTTGTAGACAGGCCTCATGTCCATGGTGTGGCATTAATCCAGTCTTAAACCTTAGAGTTTCATAGGCTACCGAATTGGATGCCAGCTTATAGACCAACGCATCGAGTGAAGCTTGGTCAGCTATATCAGATACACTTGCAATATCTACAATCTTTCTTCCTCTATTTTGTATGCTTAATATATTCGTAGGATCATTATTCTCATAACTGCTTATCAGCATCCCTCTATCAGGATTTTCAAGATATCTAACAATTTTATTCGGTACATTAAACACATCTAGTCCTTGCTCAACACCCGTCTTGATTATGCTTTGGCTATCAGTTTCATAAGTATCTTCAATATCTCGTAATACTGGTAATTTGTATGGAATAGCTACAGCGATACCAATTTCATTAAAATGCAATTTACTATAATTAATGCTACTTAATAAGCTATTGATTGCATCAAGCTTACTGGTTCCAATCTCGAACTCTATGTCTGCCATAAGGATTTTATCTGATGGAGTAATATCATAGCTGATGATTCCTGCGGAAGATAGAATATTCTCAACCGCACCAGTGTAAATATTGCCCGCTTTTACACAATGCCTTACATCGAACTTATCTTCCTGTAATATTACAGACTGATCATACAGCTCACACCTTTTGCTTATTGACCTACCATTATGAGTTCGAGCTGGCGAACTAATGAGAAGTACGCCAAGAGGGAATGTTATTACTTCCTCTACATCATGCAAACTCATATGAATTTTTAGTCTCTCATCAATAGAGTTGATATCCGTAATTTCATTAATTGTAAATGTTCCAGTACGCATGATACTCATTCGTGTATCATAAGAAATACTACCTTGGGCAGATACTAACCCAAGGTAGTTATTATTCTTATCTATCAACTCATATTTAAAACTAATCTTACGATTACCAAGTAGCATACTTTTAACTTCTTCACGCGAATACTTATCGGTCGCAAGGCTATTCATTTACCTCAATCCCTTCTTTGTAAAACACTTTTGTAAAGGAAATATCTATGTTGTAACCCATATCAAGCATAGCATTCTTGCGACTTAGTCTCGTTATTTTACACCATAGCTTAATACCTCTATTATCACGGTAAAGAACTATTGTTGATGTATTAAACATCTTACGCAACTTTGCATATTGTTCTTCATTAATAAATGCATTGCGAGTAATAACTTGTCTCTCGTGTTCGCCATCTTCTACAACAGGATCCTTACGGCCAGAGTACTCTACTAAGTCAAATTCCTTAGAAAGTTCTTCCGCAAACGGAATATACCTTTCTTCCGATAAGTCTATTCTTATAATATCTTTAGAGTCACTTACGATAAATCCATTAGTTGTTGCTAATGCTACTACTTGGATTGAATCAGTAAATCCAACGTTGTATGCTCTCACAAAATATTTACTATGCATATTACATCTAATTGCAGTGTCGACATACTTTTTATCTGTTAGCTTTGCAATCAGAATAATTTCTTCTGTATCCATTCGGTATAAGTAAGCTACATCTGTGTTAAATTCAGCCGAAATATAAGCAATGTCCCCATTTATAGAAACCGAAACACTTGGCTTGTTTGGTTTGGCAGTACTAATCGTAAATATTCGGCTAGCAAAGTTACTCCAAAGGCCATAACTATTGATGGTTCTTAGTCGTAATTCATAATTGCCATCTGGTAAAAATAAATTAGGTTTTAATATTGTTTCCTTTGTAGATTTATCAGATTTATATATGACTTCCCCATCTTTTTTAATCTCAGCTTCATATCCAACTTGATCCGAAGCGGTCCATTCAATAACTGTTAAAGTATCATTTTTTATAGAAGTTATAACCGGCAGACTTGGCTTTCCTTTGACAACAAATAGAGATGAAGAAAAATCGCTTACTTGGTCTATTTCATCAATTGTTCGTAATTTCCATTCGATTTGTCCTGTAGTGAATGTATTAGCAGGTGCAGTATATGTTGATCTTTCAGTTGTTTCACTGCTTAATATATACCAGTTACTATCATCCGATCTTTTCCATTGAAGTAGATAACCTTTTTGCTTTGACTGGCTCATAGTGTTAAATGTCCAGCGGAATGTTAACTCTCTGTCAGAATCTACATATACATCGACTGGATATAAAAGAGTAGGTGGTACCGGTAGAACATCCTCATAATCAATTGTTAATATTGGATAATTGCTACTGTTTTCATTTGATAAGATGTATAAATCATCTATATTAGGATTTGGAACATTCACCATCACGGAAAATAGGTTATTTACAACGTTATTCGTAAATATTTCTGTAATGTCTCGTTCTTTTGTATAGCTTGTACCTGGATTTAAACTAACTGTCTGTATATCTAAAATCGGAGAACTTACACTTCCACGGTTTGCATAGTTTGTATAACTTAAATCTGCGATACTTGCACTTGCAGTATATGCACGGTAATACACAGCACCAAAACCAGACCCAACATCGGTTTTTATAGTAACACTTAGTTTCACACTATTAATTTTCTTAAAACGTAAAATATTAGGAATCTCAAACTGCAGAACAGTAGCATATCTAGTAGGATTCTTCTGGTCGGCTGGCCAGTTATCTGTCTTTAGCTTTGTAGCTGTTGAATGATTTGAATTGTCACCAATACTAATATATGTATCTACCGAACATCGTAGTGATTGAGTAGCCATTATAACCTCCTTGCAGCCATACGCTGACCTCTAATTATATTTATAAAGTCCTGTACTTCTTGTATTTCGTTAGCTCTTACATTTACATACACGTTGTAATTATCTCCTGACATTATAGATTGACTTTCTCTTGCATTGTAAATTCGGCTTCCTACAGGTGGATCAATAATCTCTGGACCTTCTTCTCCAACAACAGTTCTACCTCCGCTATAATACCTTGTACCAGATGCATTGTTCTTTAGCAATCCACTCTTTTGAGATGCACCTTGCAATGATGTTCCAACCTCTTTTGATGTATTCATTAATTCAGTTGCTGATGTCTTTGTTTCATTAAATATACTTGAAACAGACTTCATAACCCCTTTTAATATCCCTATTGCAACTACAATTGCAAGAATTAATATTAATAATGGTGCTAAACCAGATGTAGCAATTGCACCACTTGCTCCTAATGCAGCACTTGCTCCAGCTGCTGCTGTTGTAGCTCCTGCCAATGCTGTATTAGCACCTGCTGCTGCAGTAGATGCTCCTGCTAAAGTTGCATTAGCCCCAGCAGCTGCACTTGTGGCTCCTGCCAATGCTGCATTGGCTCCTGTTGCTGCTAAATCTGCTGCAGTAGATGCAGTTTGCGCTGCTGTTTTTATACCAAGCATAGTTGCTATACCACCTATAGCAAACTTAAAACCCGTCTGTATTAATGTAAGAGTAGTGGTTATGGTAGCCCAATTTTTCATAACTATTAGCATAATAGATATAACTGCAATTATCGCATATATTGGTGCTGGTATATTAGACAAAACAGTAAATACTGCACTTAATACTTCTAATACAGGGCTTAGTGTATCGCCTAGTTCAACCAATTTAGTTTTCATATTTTCTATTGATTTTTTAAATCTATCACCAGTACTATTTAAGTTTTTAAGATTTTCTTCTGTTTTTCCACCAGAATCACTTATACTTTGTAAGTTTGTAGAAAAGCTTTCAGCTCCACTTCCTGTAAGCAAAAGCATTGCATTTAATGCTTCTGTGGAACCAAACAGCTTAGCCATTGTTTCTGTGTTACCTCTACATTTTTGATTAACCATTTCTAAAAATTCAGCTAATCCCTTACTAGATAACGTTGTAGCGTTAAATTGAATATGTAGCTTGTCGGCGATTTCTCTAGCTTCTGCAGTTGGTTTTATTATATTGCTTATAGCAGCCTTTAATGAAGTTAGTGATTCACTTGCACTTCCATTTGTTAATGTTAGAGTCGAAACCGCAGCCAGCACTTCATCCAAAGAAATTCCAGCTTGTTGCGCTAATCCTGCGACTTTTCCGAAACTAGCACCTAACTCACCAACTGTTGTTTTACCTTTATCCTGTGTTTCAATAAGCTTGTCTGATATCAACGTAACATATTTTGCAGATATTCCATAGGAATTCATAATTGTCGTTAACACATCAACGGATGTCGCTGTATCAGTAAAACCAGCTTTTGCTAACTTAGCAGCAGCAAGCGTTACATTAAGAGAATCTGCAGTCTCAACATTTGAAGAAATACATTGATTTAACGCTTCTGCAATACTAACTGCACTTTGTCCAGTTTGTTTGGCAATTTCATATACACCCTGTTTTAAATTGTCAAACGATACTACTGTTGTATCAGCTATAGTTTTTACCTTGGACATGGAAACATCAAAATCGACCTACGAAGTCAATGCTTCCTTAGCACGTTTTAAAGCTTCATTTAGAATATACAGTTTTCCAGCCATATCCGCTGCACTATTACTGTTTTTCTTAAATGATTTTTCTACGTTATCAGCAGGACTTTTTATATCATCTAACTTGCCTTTTGCTTCTGATAATGCATTATTCATCTTTATTAGCTGTACTTCATTTTCAATGTATTGTTGCTTCAAACCATTCAGCTGACTTTCTGTAGCATTACCACTATTATTAGCTTTGTCATATGCAATCTTAGTTATATCGAGTTTTTGAGCTTGTATCTCTATCTTTTTAGTTAACGCATCGATAGTCGTAGTAAGTCTCTTGTTCTCATCATCACTATCTTTTAGTCTTTCAACATTTAACCTTAGCTCACTATCAATCAATTTCATATTACTATCAAGTGAACTTAATTTATCAGAATAATCTTTTGTACTTTTTGTAGAGTTTTCTAATTTCTTTTTTGCTTCTTCAAGTGCATTATTCATTACAGAAAGCGACTTTTCGCTATCTATATACTTTTTACGAACACTATCTAACTGCTTTTCTGTTAATTCATTACTTTTTCCTGCATTATCAAGAGCTGTTTTATTTAAATTAACTTTTTGTGTCTGTAAAGCGATTTTTTCGCTTAATCTCTGTACTTCTAATTCAGCTTTTGTTGTTTCGTCTGCATATGATTTCATTTGCTCTTGTGATAATTTAAACTCACTATCTAAGAGCTTCATCTTTCGATCTATGTCTGTAACACTATTCGACATTTGTGAGTAGTCGAATTGTAATGTTATCACCTTTTTGTAATTTTCACTCAACTAAACCCACCCCGTTATCTCTTTCATGCTTGTAATTTCTTGATTATCACCAGAGCCATTAGTGCTAAAATACTTAGACTTATATTCATAATCACTATAAATTGCAGCTTCCATTTGCTTTTCGTCATTGTAAATATCTATTAAAGTGTATATTTGATATAGAGGCGCATGCCAAAATTCATTTGACGAACGCCTCAATTTAATACAATAAAAATAAAAAAGCATGTCGAAGTCTACAACAATTTCTTGTTCACAAACTCCGTCATACTTTTTTTTTGATATTCAACGATTTCGGCTTTCTTCTCTTTCCCTAAACTATCTGTAAAGTCATTTATTAAATCTGTTAGAGTTTCAATGTCTAGGTTAGATACGATCATTCGAGCTTTCTCAATACTCATTTCTTGTTCATGCTCAACACTTCCTGCGTATATAATTCTTGCACATAGCTCTGTATAGTTTGTATTAAGAGATTCATTTAATCCATCTTCAAAGTCATTAATCAAATGATAAACTGCTGCTGCATCGAATGTTATATTTAAGTTTTTCCCGTCCTCAAACTGCAACTGTATTTCTGTTTTCGGTTTTACTGCGTATGTTTTTTTCATCCGTTTTCCTCCTATTCACCTGCAAATGTATTAGGTACATCACTTAAAAAAGCATCGGCTTTTTCATCTGTAAATGCTTCGTTTGCAGTATCACCGAATGCACGGATAGCTCCATCAAACGTACGAGGTATAAAAGAAATTTTAATACTGTCTGTAGAGTAATTGATATTGCTTTCTGATTGCTGTGACGTACTTGAAATAGGCTGTGCCTTTCCTTTTAACAACCAAACACATTCCCTTTTTCCATTTGTCTGTTCAACTTCATATCCAAATGCAATATACTTCGATTGATCACCCTTATTTTCTACTAAAATACCATCTACATATGTATTACCAAGCATTTCCGCTCTGTGTTCAATTGGTATTTTAGTGGAACCAAATTGCATATCAATTCCGGTTATTTTAGCACTATCATCAACCTTTGCACCATCACCGTACAATGTGCCTGTTGCCAATGTTGGGGTTATCTGTATTTCCATAGCCTCACCGAGGCTTTTAACTTCTCCATATACAGAAGCAGTACTATCATCAGAAGTTAATACGGAGTATACTGGTTTTTTAATATTTATCCTGTATGCCCTTTTACTTGGTGTTCCTGCAAAGAACTGCAAATTAACTTTTTTCATTCTTTATTCCTCACTTTCTATTATATAAAAACTGAAAGTAGCTCTATATAAATTTGCTTCTTTATCAAAATATTTCTCCATGTATGGCAGCGAGTAATATTTTTCATACTTAAGTGCTTGATATAATTTTTTAGCTGCTTCATCAAATGGATTCTTCGCCTTGTAATATAAATCAACTTGTACCTTTGATTCATCAATTACGCTTGAACCATTACCATTAAGCCCAGGCGATATGGTAAAAATATCTACGAGAGCGCATGGTACTGGTAATTTATCAAAGACACTATCGCACTTAATACTTAATGTACTTTTAATTAGATTTATTAATTTTTCTTCCATACGCTCTCCTAGATAGACTTGTTAATGGTTCGATTAATAATGTTATCAACATCATGGCTCGAATCACTTAGAGCATGGTCGATGAAGTGTGTAGCACGTGTATGAATCTTACCATTTCTAACAGTACCATCGTTCAAAAACCGCCACTTATATCCTGTATTCTTACCGCCTTGTATCTTTGCATACAAACCTCCGCTTTTATCACGTTTTACGGTGTATTTGACATCATCTTTCATATGCTTGTATGGTTTTGAACCATCGTAATTTTTTGCTGTATCATCGAGCTTTGAGCGGTCTAGTCTATTTTCTACGTTATTTTTGACTACGACTGCCATTTCTACTAATGATTCTTCCTCGTTATCAGCGATACTGTCTGGTATCATCCCTATCAGATCAGAGATTTCGAAAAAACAATTATTCCAATTCAAATCTGCTTTCATTTTGTATTCCAATCTTTAAATGTTGCTAAAATCTCTACATACTGCTTGCCATACCCATATTCATTGCTGTATTTAATATCAAAAATCATATCTCTAAAATGTATTTCCATATCCTTTGTAATTTGAGTTTTAGAGTGCCTTACAAGGAATCTAGTCTCTATGTTTTCAATATCAATATTGTTTCTTATAATTTCTTTTCCAGAAATGTTTGTGATTTTCGCCCAGCACTTTCTTACAAGGTTACTTTCCTCTGTCTTTTTATTGAAAGTTCTTATTTCGATACGCTTATTTAATTCACCAGGATTAACATTCATATAATCACCTACAATTACAATAAATTTGTACAATGCATCCCGAGTATAGTTTCAACTACCTTATTTACATTGCTTTTATTTACACTGCCATTGTCTACGTACATTGACCGATTTCCATGCATATCTTGGCATAATACATAAAGTGCGATAGTAATATCCTCGTGTGTATCTATCTTCTCATTATCTAACCCGGTATATGATCTAATATAAGCTTTAGCAGAATCAATAATCACTTGTATTTCTGTCTCTGTATATTCTTCTTCGTCAAGCCTTAAATAATCTACGATATTACTTACTTGAACTTCGCTTACCTTCAATTTTATTACCACCTTTCGGTGCGGTTTCGGTTACTTCTTCTATGAAACCAGCTTTTAAAAGGTCTTGGAGTACAACCTTATTATCGTACTCCAAGACATCACCTATTCTCATAGTTAAAGCACCTGCAAAACTCACTAATGCTTTAATTTTCATAAGCCACCACCTACACTGCTTTCGCTACAACGTATGCTTCATTATTTACTGGTTTTCCATCAAGGAACATAAATCCAAGCACTCCTTTTGCTCCCTGTGAAGCATAAACCTCATTAAGTATTTGAATTGTCATTTGTGGATTTACATTCGCTTTATACGCTCTGTTAAAATCACCGAACATGATCTGATAATCTTCTGTAACTTCTGTTAATAACACTGGCTTTCCTAAGATGTAGCCTACATATCCGCTTGTAAGCTCTGCTTCATGGAATAGATATTGTCCGTTTGCATCCTTTAATAAACGGATTGCACATAACGTATTTCTACTTACTAACCATTCAGCATTCGGCAAATATGGAGCCTTTAATGCATGGTAAATCTTAATGACCTCGTCTGCAGTAATAGCTGTCGCAGATGCTAATTTAAATGCAGTACCACCACTCATTAATCCTGTAGGCTGTCCTACACCGGTTCCTTTGATAATCCCTTCTTCTGCTTTTAATACAAAGGCATCAACCATCTGCTGCATAACTTCATTTGCAATTGGGAAATTTGCTTGATTAATAATTTCATATGATAACTTAGCTAGTGCACCTAATTTGTGGTGACCAATTTCAATAATATCAAAATCAGCACTTGAAGCTGTCACTTCCGCTAATTCATTGGTCCATCCTGCAGTAATCTTATTCTTTTCTACAATTTGCTTGTATGTTCCAGTAGAATTCACTTTTCCTACTGCGGAATAAATTCCGCTTAATTCTTCTACTTTTCTAATAATATCAGTAGAAAAATCAGAAGGAATAATATTTCCATTAGTAGTAGTTGTCATTTCTCCAGCTCTTACTTCTTGCCCGCGAACAAAAGCAGTTACAATGTCGGAACCTGCTCTTTCTTCCACTTCGATTTTCTGCTGTTCAACGATTCTCTTCATATCCATTGCTCTTGCCCTTTCCTCCCTATCAATTGTTCCATCAAGTGCATTGATTTTTGATTCAATTTCATCAAATTTCTTTGCTTCTTCCTCTGACATTGCTCTTTCCTCGGTATCTGCAGTGCTAACAAGTTTATTTAATTCTTCTTGTAAGTCTGCTCTTTGTTCTACTAATGCTTTTAAGTTTTTCATGCGTTCTATTCCTTTCTTAAATAAAATAAGCCGACTATTTAGCCGACTTTAATTTTTGGATTCTATTGTGGTAATCTGAATTATCATACTGTTTCTTTTCCTCTTTTGGTGGTGTTTCAACCATGACTTTTATTTTCTGCTCAACAGCTCTTTCTTCGATATCAACGTTTTCCTCTGCTCTTAATTCAACAGACGTTGCAGAATAAATAGGCTGCTTATTTACAACAAGTGTCAAATGATCTAAATCTAACTCTTTTACGCACCTTATTTGTAAACCATCTGCTCGCTCTTCCATTTTGTCTTTTACGTTGTACATTCCAAATGACCAGCCTTTTATTTTACCTTGCTTTGCAAGCTCGATAAGATTTTCATCTGTAATAAGTACATCGGCATGTAATCCAATTGAATCCTCGTACAATTCAAGAGTCCCATCATCTGTACTGGCATATATATGGGTCTTATCATGATCCACTGTTACAGTTATATTACCAGCTCTTTCAAGTGCTCTTTCAAATGCTCTTTCTTCAATTACTTCAATTACTTTACCCCTTGGAGTAATTACTGGGCGTGACTTCTTTTCAGTCACATTAACATATCCCTCAATATGTGCGCCATCTGCTCTAACTTCTATTTTCATCTTCTTCACCCTCTTTCATCAGTGACTCTTCTTCTATATTTTCTACTGTCCCTCTATTCGGCGTAAATATATCACCCGTTCTAGGATTAAAAAGAACGTCTTGCAACCCTAATTTCATATAGTTAAATCCAAAAGGCTCGTAATCTTCTAAATTTCTTACTTCGTCAGGTTGTAAGAAGTTATTCCTTAGTGCTATTTCATATGCTTCGTATCTCTCTTTAAGGCTTCCCCTTAATAGTTCCTTAGTATCAAATGCATAGTAAGTATTCTTCTTTTCTTTTTCCAACAAAAAATCCCTGTCTAAACTTGTTTCTAGGTCAGTTAGAATAGGAATAATACAATGTTTTATGAAGTTTTTATTATCTTGCTCGGATGCATTTCCTCGTATGATAGCATTCGGAACATTAATCAGCATTGATATTTCTGATGAATTAGTTAATTTTTGCTCATTTAACTGCATTTCAACTGATGAATTTGAAGCTTCTTTAAAGTCTAATCCTTTATTTAATACAACAACATTTTCAGATTCATCATTGCTATATAATTTAGCCCATGATGCTTTTAATTCATCGATTGTGGGCTGTTCTAATTTATTCTCTGACTTTAAGAACCCCCTCTTGTTTCCACCTTTAGCAACAAGTTTATTCTCGTACTTTAATGAAAAATACGCTACTGACAACATCAAAGAATTTTCTTTAATAATGCTCTTGCTAGTACATCCATCCTTTGTCTTTCGTAAAAATTTAAGAAATCTATATGGTGCATATGTATAGCCATTCACCAGAATGTTGTAGTCTTTAAATATTGGGTCCGTATTCATACTGATACTTACATTAGTCTCATCTACATAGTGTAAGCTCTCAACTTTATTACCATGCTTATTAATATAAGCATAACCACCTTTACCTAAGAAGTAATCTTCTAAGATAGCTTTCCAAAATTGCGTAGCTGTCAATGTATCTCCTGTACTATGATTAAGAAGCGTTAATCTATGATCGTCAGTTATTTCTTTTACTTCACCATCTATTTCTTGATACATCTTAATTGGTAAGCTAGAAATCGTATTTGCAATAACATTTATACTAGCTTGTAAAGATGGTATGTTCAGAGCTTGTGATTTTGAGATACTTCCAATCTTTAATAAAGATTCTAAAAATGTATTAAATGTTACACCAGTTGATTCCGATTCAGCTCTTTCCTCAATATTACTTTTTAAGATATTTGCTGTTTCCGCTATACTTAGTGTTTCATGCTGACCGGCATTCTTATTAATCAATCCCATTTCTATTTCTCACCCCCTTCTAAATAACTTGTACAACAAATCCATTATTTCCATTTAATATTTCTTGTTCTAGTAGATACATAGCATTAATAGTTGATACCACCATATCAACTTTCCCATTTGATTTTTTCTTGTTTATATAACGATTCATGTTTGTGTCATAAGTACACTTTGCATTCTGAAAATTTACTTCGTAAAGCCTATTTTCATCATACGAAAATTCTTTATTTAGTATACTTTCATGTAATAACTTAGTTGGACTATGTAATGTATCTGAGTGCTGTTTTATCATTACTGTTTCGTATCCTGCTTCTTCTAGCTTTCCTGCTGTCGATAAACAGTTATATCTGTCATAGCCAATTTGTAATATTGTAACTCCGTATTTTTCTTCTAGCTCTATTATGAATTTTTCGATATAAGCATAACTTACAGTTTCATCACCACATTCAAAGCAACCGCCTTCTCTTATAAACCTGTCATAGTCTGTTCTTTCAAGTTTATTTTTTTCTTCTTTTCTACCTGATGGGATAAATGCCCATGATTTTGCATGGATTGTACCATCCTCATAACATATCATCGATACAGAAACGTTATCATTTGTCATTGCTAAATCTAATCCGACATAAACGTCTTTTCCTTTCCATTCAAAAGAACTAGATACCTTGCATTTCCTAAGTTTTTCTATCTCAATAAACGCTTCACCACTGTTACTTGGTACGAAGTGATTCATATGTTTTGTTAGGTATTCTTCTCTTTCGCTCGGCTTTGCAAGTGCATTTTTACGACTGCTACGAATTTCATCATAATTTTCTTCGATTCGCAATGGATTGGCCATATAAAGACCTGTATCATCCCACAGGTGTTCTTCTGTTGAATAATAAAGAAGTGCAAAAAGCCTATCATCAAATTCTAGTTCTCTATATATTTTTTTAAGATAGTCAAGTTCTTCTAGCATAATCGACTTATCTTCTGCGTAAGCTGTAGTCAACTTAAACATTAAAGGATTTTTAACATTTAACTGACCTGATTTCATAGCAGCAATGTTTTTATTATCCTTAAATGCTCCTATCTCATCTGCAATAAACGCACTTGGCTTTATAGAGTTATTTGAATTAGCTTGTGCTGTTCTTGGCTGGTATGTACATTTTGTTAACGTACAAGTAACTCTACCGCTAAGTGTTTTAGGAACCACAAATCTACTACCGATATGTGGACTAGATTCTAAGATTTGTGAAATAGCTTTTTTTAGCTCGCCAGCCAAATCCCTGTCAACGCATATCGAATAGAATTCTGAATAGTTATCTTCTTTTAACATAAGAATAATAATGATAACAGCACAGATAAACGTTTTCGCATTTTTTCTTGGAATAAATAATGTTATGTCTCTATATCTAAATTTCTCCTTGTTGCTTTTGAATCTCCAACCGAATACATTGGCAAGAAAAAAGGCTTGGAAATTTTCCAAACCATCATATAAAGTTATACCAATAATATTAATACCTGTAGCAAAGTTCATTAATTTAAGTAGGTTATCAATAATATCTAACTCTTTAAAATCAAAGTAGAACTTAAAATCTTCCTGCCCTTGCTTTTCTAAATCATCTAAGAACCATTGACATTGCTTTTTAACCTCAAAAGTAGTTATTTCTTTTCCGCTAATACAATCTTCTGCGTATTTTACAGCCTTTTCATACAGCAATTTTACCCACCCCTTAACGCTATGAGTAGTGGATCATCTTTTTCATCTTCTACTTTCTTAGGTATACAACGCAAAGCTGCTGCTATTGTCATGATGTTTTCTTTTTCTATGTCGAGAAGCATTTTTCGCTTAGATTGAACTTGCTTATCTAGGTTAATAATCGTTGTTTGCATATTATGTTTCATTTTATAATAAGTACTCAGCGATATTTCCTCACTGTCAATAAGCTCACCTTTATTACTTGTTAGCTCCTGTAGGTCCTTGTAAAATGATTCTCTTTTTTCTTCGAAGTCATGACATTCAGCATATATTAAACAATATCTATTAATTACCGCTTCATTTATTGCATCATTTTTACTGATTTCTTTAAGCAATTTATTTAATCTTAAGAACTCTTTATGAGCAATTGGATTATTTTTTACTTCGTGGCGTTCCTTCATAGCAACACCAGTTGAAAGTGCTTCTTCCCCTTGTTTCCTTAGGTTTAACTCTTCTTTTGTTCTATGCGATTTTTTCTCACTTACTAATGCAATATATGGTTTTGCTGGTGTTGGCATAAGGCTTACCTCCTTTCAAGAGCTGATGTGGGAATTTTTTTTAAGTGAAGGTGGACAGTAGGTGTTAAGAAGGCCTCTTAAAATATTTTTTAACCACCGGGGGGTACTATTGCTTTCCCTCTTGCTCCTTTATAATGTTTAATATTATATCTAGAGGAATTTCTCCACGCTCTGCCAACTCATGATGCGGATCACATAATGTTAATAGGTTATCATTATCTAGTCTCTTCTCGAAATCATCTTCCAGTGGCACCGCATGGTGAACAGACAAGCTGTCATATGTATATCTAGCTATTGTTCCTTTAAGATTCCTTATACATGCTTGGCATAGATACTTATCTCTTTCTTTTATTTCCTCTCTTTTCTTTTGCCATGCAGATGTCCATCGAAACTTATCTTTATTGTTGCCTTGTTTCTTTCTCTGCGGTTTCTTTCCACAGTCGTACTTACTATCATGAATTCGATTGCAGTACTTACATGACTTAAGCATCAGCACTCTCCTATAATATCTTTTCTATTACACCGTTTCTAATTCTTAGTAATTCAGTTCCTTTTGGGAAGATTAATATCTTTTCTTCTCCATTAATTAGTTTTTTGATTTCTTCTTGAACTTCATTCCTTATTTTCACTACATTTTGTGCTAATGTTACAATATATTTATCTTCATGTTCTATTTCTCTAGCTGGCGGAATATCTTGTCTTCCAAAAAAGGCACTTTCCATAAATCTTGGCATATATATCATCTCCTTTTATTTTAATTAATCGGAATGGTCGGATTCGAACCGACAACTAACTGGATATAAGCCAGGTACTCTCACCATTGAGTTACATTCCAATAAAAAAGCAGATAGGTCATAAGAATGATTCGCCTATCTGCTTTGCTGTATATAAATGATCTTGTAATATTAACGCCTACATCGATACGCATATACCTATGAGGTTACGATCGTAATTAGTATACTGTTTCGATGTAGGCTTACGTTTGACTTTGCACCTTGATTTCCATGTGTTGTGGCTAACCTCTTGCCGAACCAACGGATGAGTGTTTTTGTTATATCTATATCTTATCCACTCGTATGCATGGAATATTATTAATTCATATATTGTAATTAACATTACTTCCACCTCAATGTTTTAATAGCAGTTACTACCTTACATCAGATAGCTGTCGCATACTGCTAGATACGATTCGGTTTAAGTTGCGTACTCCGACAAACAGGAGGTGTAAGAATACAAAAAAAGCGCACCGCCTAACTCAAATTAGGAAATGCGCCTTTATATATACTTCTACTCTTTCATTATACCAGTCAAGCAATGATGTGTCAACTGTTTTATAACAAATATAACAAAGAATCTAAAAAAAATGTGTTAATGATGTTTTTTACATCTCTTACTCTGTATGGTCCTCTCATTCCATGTACTCCTGCTATATCTAAGTTATCCATTCCATTAATGTATTTTAGATATAAGATAGAAGATATTGTTTCATCTGGTATTTCTCTGATAAATGCTTTAGCTCTCTTCATTAACTTATCCTGTTTAAGCTTTAAGCTAATGTATATATCTTCTAATTGTGTTATCTCTGTAGCATAATCCCCCACCTTATCAGATGTACCGCTTACAAATGGCATACCTGTGATTTGTTGACTACCTACTGCGCTTTTATATGCTAATTCATCCATTTTGTACTTTAGCTCTTGTAATTTGTTTTTATTTCTAAGTAATCTTTCGAAGTCTTTCTTAGTCAATAAATCCCCTCCTATGCACCTCGTCTGTGTGCTGTTCTTATATCCTCTTTGTTTATAGTCACATAATTATTGACCGTGACTGAAATGTCTGCGTGTCCTAGAAGTTCCTTAATAACTTCTATACGCACTCCTGAAGCACTTAATTTAGTGGCGAACGTCTTTCTAAATAAATGTACAGTCACATGCTTACTAATACCTGCACGCTTAGCTATAGTTTGTAATTCCTTCTGTATACTGCTTGTACCTAATCTTGCATGTTTCCCCTTGCTTGCAACAAACAGTGCTTCATTATCATCGTCACGGCTCATTATATAGTTTGTAAGGTGCAAGTTCGCATCAGCGTTTAAGTATCCAGTTCTAAACGCCTTGCTTTTACTACCGTATATAGTTAAGCTGCAATCAATCAAATCTATATCCGATATATTTAGACTTACTAATTCAGATACACGGCACCCAACTGACAAAAGAAAGAATACTAGTGCAAATTCCCTTTTTGTTTTACATGCACTTTTAATACGTGCCACCTCATCGTCTGTAAGATATTCTTTTTGTTTTTGCACCCGTTTTATATTCTTAATTCTGCTTGCAGGATTACTACTTGTATATTGTTCTTCAGTACACCATGTATAAAATGCACTAATAAATCTAAGTGTATTATCTAGCGTTGTCATACTTACCTTGTTTATTGTTTGGTACCTATCAAGATAATACTTGATATCATTAGTAGTTACGTCTTTGTAATTTTTATTTAGTGTTAATAACATCTTTCGAGTAGTACGAACATATTGGGAAATGCTCTTCTCTGATAAATTTTCAAGTTTTTTATTAGCAGCAAATACCTTAAGTATGTAGTCGTTATCATCCGAATAGGTAGATAGCTCCGTACATTCATTTGTAATCTGCTTACCATGTAGATTGCTATTTAATACATTTTCTAACTTTTGTAGTTGCATACTATCTAAATCTACCGCCATCGAACAAATAACATCGTTGATAAATTTACTATTACTACTCAATAAAATCATCCTTTCCGTTTAGCTAAGGATGTGATATAATGTCCTTAGCTTTTTTGTGATAGCGGTAGAAATGCTTTGGTCGGCGTCTACCGCTTATTTATTGTTACATTGGAGGTCAATCATGCCATTCTACCAACCGCCTAAAAATTTTAAAACTGAAATCGACTATGATAAATACCAGACTGTTGCTGTATATGCTTATACGGATATGGATGGTAAGTCCACTCCTCTTAAAATGAAAATCGATCTACCGGATGAATCCAGAGTTACAGTTCCTATAGACGGTGTGAGAACAACTAAAGAATTGCCAGGTAGAGATCTTTTCAACTGTGTAGTCACACTCAATGGGAGAAAACAACTGATAGATATTGTATACTACAAGGAACAAGGTCTCTGGGTCACAGAGAAAATAAAAAGCTACTAACCATTATCGATTAGTAGCTGATTTTTTACTCTCTTGCTTTTGTCTTAAGCTGTATTCCCTCATGAAGAAAATTAAGCATGTTCTTGATTTGTTGATTATTCAAACCTTTCAGTTCTTCTTTTATCATTCGACACCCACCG